CTGGACGAACCCAGACGAGCCGAATGGGGTAATGGGTCGTTGGGACGACGAGTGCACGTTCGCGCCTGGAGCGGTGTGCCCGGCGATCGACACCCTGGCGGAGGTGGATGCCTGCCTCGGAAGCGAACCTCGGGGGGAACAGATCCTTGGAGCAGGGTGGAGCTGGGGAGAACCAGCGTCGCCCAACCTGTGCGACTCAGCCTACGGGTTCGTGCCGCCGTGGGAGGAGTGTAGTGACGACTGGACTTTGCACGCTTCGGCGAGCGTCTACATCGAGCAAGCGGGCTGGCATTGTTTTGGTGTCGAGAGCTCGAGCGCGGACGCGTGCGGCGCGTTGTACTTCGACGACGCCACGGATGGTGTGACGTCGGCAGATCCCCCGGCGTGCTTCGACTTGGAGCCGGGTGTCTACCCGATCGTGTGGTTTCGGGCGGCGGCGCCTGGAACGACCTCGAGCTTCTCGGTCAACTACTGTGAGGGCGGGGAAACGGAGTGCACTCCAACCGAGCCGCTCCCGGTCGAGAGGCTGCGCCAAGAGGGGTGTGGCGACGATGAGTGTTCGGCGGTGTGCGGATGTGAAGCGGGGCAGGGTGTCTGCGACGACGATGCCGAGTGCGCCTCTGGGCTGACGTGCATCGAGGGCAATGGCCCGATGCACAACAAGCCGGTGGGAGAGAGCGTGTGCGGACCTGCGACGTGCGCGACGGAGCCGGCTGCCCCGGGGTGCTACTCGGCGCCGCTGTTCTGCGACAGCGATGCTGACTGCGCGAACGCCGAGCAGTGCCAAGAGGTGGGCGCGCTGCACGGGTACTCGAGCAAGACCAAGCTGTGTGTAGATACGGCCCTGTGCGGCGGTCCCAGCGCGGAACTGTTCTGCGGCCAGCTCGACTCCCGCTGTGGGTTCTGCGCGTGCACGCCCGAATGCGACGGGAAGGTGTGCGGCGATGATCCAGACGATGGTTGCGGCGGCCTGTGCACGGGGTACTGCCCAGCGGGAGCGGTCGGATGCGTCGACCCGAACGAGTGCGAATTCGGCACCAGTTGCGTGGAGGGCGAGTGTCTCGATCCGAGCTGTGGCACGGCGGATTGTGACCCCGCCAACTGCGGGAGCACGTGCGGGACTTGCGTGCCGGAATGTGGAGGGCGACAGTGCGGTGCCGATCCGACTTGCGGCGTCTCGTGCGGCACGTGCGACGACGGTTCGACATGCGATGAGGGAATGTGCGTACCTGTCGAGGTGGGGCGACCCGAGATCCCACCACATCCAGGGGAGCACTCTGTCACTTCGCAGATCGGCGCACTCGGGGGCAGTTTCAGCGTCACCCCGCTTGGTAAGCCGAACTACAACATTCCAATCGCCGTCCCGCCAGGACGCGGTGGTGTGGCTCCGAGCGTCTCGCTGACCTACGGCGGGACGACTTCGCCCGGCGCTGCGGGAGTGGGTTGGTCGCTCAACGCCGGATCGCGGATAGCGCGTTGTCCCAAGACGGTTTCCGTCGACGGATGGCCTGGACGGATCCGTGGAGCGGATGATGACGCGTACTGCTTGGATGGCCAGCGTCTGATACTGGTCGCCGGTCAGGCGGGTGTGGATGGTGCCAGGTACCGAACAGAGGTGGAGAGCTTCACCGATGTGACGTACCGGGAGGTGAGTGAAGAGAGCTTCTGGGAGGCTCGCGCGAAGGACGGAATGTTCTACCGATACGGGGTGGACTTTCGGTCGTACGCTTTTAAGCGGGAGACGAAGGCCCTGTACTCCAACATCTGGCCGGTGGCAGAGGAGATCAACCGGTCGGGGGTGGTCACTCACTATACGCACGAATGCCGCGGAAGGATGTCTGTATTGGGAGGGGGGTCGTGGTGCCTTTCGGATCCGGTGTTGGTCAGCATCGAGTACGGCGCGCGCCCGGGCGGTGCAGCGACGGCGAGCGCGACTCACTTGCACCGTGTGCGCATCCACTACGAGCCACGAACTGACGAGTACTCGGGCAACACGCCGGCCTACCTTGCTAGTCAAGAACTGCAGGAGCGGATCGCGAGCATCAGTACGGAGTATGCAAACGAAGTCTTGAGGACCGTTCGACTGAACTACGAAACGCTCGGCGGTCGAGGTGACATGCTCACGAGCGTCACCGAATGCGTGCCAACCGAGTACGAGGAGGTGTGCCTGCCCCCAACGGTTTTTGAGTACGCGCTTCAGGAAGGGTCGGCCTTCACACAGCCGGGGTGGGAGCAGGGCATTTCGGACGTGCCCCGCACCTTCGGTGGAGGGCCGATGGAGAAGAACGAGGGCTTGCGGACGCAGCAGCGACGCTCGAAGCCGACGATCGTCCTCGACGTCAACGGTGATGGTCTCCCGGACTTCTTGGGTCCGCAACGGGTGATCAGTAAGCAAGTCAAAGATCCCGACGCCGACGACTTCGATCAGTGGCGGGTATTGCTCGGCACAATGGGTGGGCAAGGGGACCTGTTCTCAGGTCCTCACCTCGTGTTCAATGAGCCAAAGATGCCTTCTGACGACATGCAGTACGTCACACCTGCATCGGTCGCGGACATCAATCTCGACGGTCTCTCTGACATCGTCGAGGGCAGGCCGAAGGATGGTGGCAACGTCAGGGTCTGGATGGCCACCGGCAATCCCGGAGAGATGTTCGTTGCCCAGGACTTCCCGCTCAACGCTGGCGTCAATACTGTGCTGTTTCCGATGGATGCCAACGGCGACGGCATTCCGGACATCGTGGGGTGCGCTGGGGCTGACAAGATCTGGTTGATGGGACCAGGAGCACAGGTCACTCAGACGATCCAGATCCCGCAAGTCCCGGCGGGCGGGCATTGGTCGTGCAGCTGGCATGACTCGGGGGCGCCGAACTATCCGAGTCCGCTGATCTTCGATGTCGATGGTGATGGCGCGCCGAATCTGTTGGTCCGTACGGACCACGCAGCGACGCGCGCTCTAATCATCGAGGCTGGGGTGGGTGGGGCTCCGCCGATCGCGAGTTGGCAGTACACGGAGCTCGACGCGCACGCCTCCGCGGGGCGGAGTGGGGGAGGGGGGTCGATGCGAGTGCTTGACTTCAACGGTGACGGACTGCACGACGTTCTGGAACACGGTGCGTTTGTCGCTAACGGGGAGGGCAGCGTGAGCACCAGGGGCCCTCCAGGGGAGATCCTTCTAACTGGGTCGCTGTGGTTAAACAACGGAGCGTATGCCTTCAGCAAGCTACGGGCGTACCTGCCCGATGTCGAGGCGGGGCTTCTGGACGTTCCGTTGCCTGTGGAGACCGGTACTGGAGTGTCGCCTGATTTCTTCGAGATCTCGCGAGTGTTGGACTACGATGGTGATGGTCGCGACGATATCATCAGTCTGGTCAATACGCCTAGCGGCCGCGAGTGGTACACGCTCCGTGACAAGTACACGACCACGCGGAGTATGCTGCCGATTCTGACCGCGGAGCTGGTCGACAACCTCCCGACGGCGGAGCGGTGGGTGGAAGACGGGATGAACCCCGTGTTCATGGACTTCGATGCGGACGGCGCGCTCGACGCGCTCTTCTTCGAGGGTGGGAGCTTCTGGCTTCAACGTGGCGCCGCCCCGGCACGGTCGATGCTGAAGGCCGTGACCGACGGGCTGGGCAACCACGTGGAGATCACCTACGACACCAGCGGCGATGCCTACACGCCCGCGGTGAGTTGTGATGGGGAGACGCGATGTCTACCCAAGGCTGGTGTCGTCGTGAGCGGAATTGCCACCTTCGACGGGAACGGAGCGCCGGAAGGCACCACGACGATCACCTACGCAGATGCACGGATAGGGCTGCATGGGCGAGGGGCGCTGGGCTTCCGCAGCCGCACGGTGACGGACTTCGCTCCCGACGGTAGCTGGATCCGAAGCGTCAGCGAACAGTATGAGAACGGGCAGACGTACGATTCCAACTCGATGTCGTATCCGTTTGCGGGGCGCCTGCTTTCGTCGACGACGCTCACTGCGGCGGTGCGAAGCGGGGTGACGGCGGGGCCGTTCGTGGGTGTGGCGCCGATGACGAGTTTCAAGACGGTGGTAACGAACAGCTACGCGTTGAGGTTGTCCGACCAGTACAGGCCGTTCGTGGTTCCTAGGCAGAGCATCACCAAGCGTCTGCAACTGTATGAGGGGGAGAAACTGCTTTCCACCGGGACGGTCAGCTACGAAGACGACGGGGCGCTGAGCTTCGACCAGTACGGCAACAGCTGGTTCCAACACACCACGCAAGGCGGGCCGCCGGGGTCTCCAAGCCACGAGGTCACGGTACGAAACTGGTTCTACCCGCCCGGGCAGCGCAACAACCAGACCGCGCCGGACCCTAGCTTGTGGGAGGTAGGGCTGATCAGCGCTCGAGAGGTCGAAAGCGAAGGGAAGAAGCGCCTGAAGTGGTTTGCCTATGAGACCGACACCGGCCAGCTCGAGACGACGACGCGCTCGTCGGACAGTGGCACCGTCGATACGATCCTGCTCCGAGACGAAGTCGGCAATGTGACTCACGCACGCACCGAGTCCGCGAGCGAAATCAAAGAGACGCAGCTCAGCTATGATCCATTGGGGCTTCGCCTGACGGGTGTCACAGGCCCGACCGGCATCGAGGCTTTTGTGCAGCTCGATTCGGCCACGGGCCGCGTGTTGACTGAAGTCGGTCCCAACGGGATCGCCACCCAGTACGTCTACGACGGGTTCGGTCGTCAAATGCGCGTGATCACTCCAACCGGTCAGGTGACGACCAGCCTGCTCTTTAGCACCGAGTCGCTGAGTGCCTATCAGGTTTTCCGTCTGTCGAGAGACGGCGCGGGAGCAGAAGCGACGAGCGCCGTCTCAGAGGCACACTACGACTCTCGGGGCCGCGTTCACGTCAGTCGTTCGACGGGCCTCGGCGGCACGATCATCGAACAACACCGGTTCTACAACGCGGCAGGCTTGTTGGAGCAGGAGGAGCTTCCCCACCCGGTCGGCGCCCCGCCCTCGGCGATCCAGCTCAAATCCTACGAGTACGATGAACTCGGGAGTCTGCGGCGGATCACCACGCCTGGTGACGACGGCGAACCTGAGGTGGTCGAACACTACCAGTACGGGACGCGCTACACCACGCAGCCTGCGTTCCTGCCGCAGACACCCGCGGAACTTTCGCGTACCGTCTTCGTTGCGCGAAAGTTCGACGGCGATGGGATCCCGACTACGACGTACTCGGGACCAATTCAAGAAGCGGTGATGCGCCGTCGTGGCGACGGCACCGACAAGGAAGAGACAACCATCACCTACGGGGCGTTCGGGCAGGTGAGCGCCTACGCCGGCGCGAGCAACACCCTTTCTATCGACCGCGACGATTGGGGCCGGGTGCTATCCGTCTCCGATAGCGATCTGGGCACCGTGAACTACACCTACGACGCCTTCGATCGGCTTTCGACCATGGTCGACGCCGATGGCCGCTTGTCGAGCTATCACTACGACCAGCTCGACCGCCTGGAGCTGGCGATGCACCCCGACGCCGAGGAGCGCTTCGTGTACGATCGCGATCTGGAGGCGGAAGGCGGCGGCGAGCCACCGACGGAGAACAGCCTAGGTCGCCTCGTGCGCTCCGTACGCGAGACCCCGACTGGCACCTACACACAACAGTTTCGCTACGAGTCGAAACCTGCGTCGGGCGATCCACTGAACAACCGAGCTCTCCTCGAGCGCGTCAAGCTTCAAACCCCGGACGACGAGTTCGAGTCGAGCTACGAATACGTGCCGAGCTCATCCCGAGTACTGGTGCAGCACTACCCCGAGACAGAAGCCGCGTTGCCCTTCGGCGTTCGGTACTGCTACGATGACGTCGGCTCAGTGACCCACGTCTTCAACGCCCAAGCTCCGATCGACTGCGCGAGCCCCGAAGCGGGCCCGGCACCGTACTGGAAACGCACCAGCATCAAAGACGGCCTGGCCGAAGACGGCTACCAACTCGGTAACGGCGTAGCCGTCGACCTAGATCTAGACCCAAGCACCTACCGCCTCAGTGGTCACACCATCACCGCCACCAACACGACGGTAGGCTTCAACTACGACTACGAGCCAGGGGGACGTTTGGAAGCAGAGACAAGAAGCGGAGGGGTCAATGTCGCGCGTGACTACGCGTACAGCGCGTCTGGCCTGCTGAATTCGGTCGAGCAGGGCGAAAACGGCCAACCGCCTTCGCCGACGTATCTGTCCAACTACAACGAGAGCTTTCAGCTCACGTCGGGCCCGATGGACCTCGGCACGTTCAGCTACGAGGGGGCAGAGAGCTCGCCAGTGGGCAATCGGCTCAAGGAAGTAACGGATCCGCTGGATCCGGAACAGACCGTGGCGACCTTCCAGTATGACGGTCGCGGCAACCAAATCCTGCGCGAGGGCCCGGCGATCACCGGCGGGTACCAGGCGATCGAGTACAACGACTTCAACCTGCCCGATTCGATCACGACGGGCACCGGCTCAGACGCCTTCACCGTAGCGTTCGACTACACCGCAGCCGGGCAACGCGCCCACACCCTACGCTCCACGAGCGAGATCTGGCACTTCGCCGAAATCTACGAGCAAGAGGAGCGACAGAACGATCCGGACGTAGCCCAAGAGCACCGCTACTGGGTATTCGCGCAAGGTAAACGCATCGCGCAGATCACTCGCACACAACACCCGCTCGACGGCGTGTGGAGCGAATCAACGGACTACCTGCACTACGACAGGCTAGGCAGCGTGATCGCGACCAGCGACAGCGCGGGCTCCGTGACGGAGCAAATGGACTACGGAGTGTACGGCGAGCCCCAAGACGAGCTACCCACGGTGTTCGGATACACCGGTTACCGGCACGAGCAAGACCTGGGCCTGGCCGATGCCCGAGGCCGTTTCTACGATCCGAAGTTCGGGGTGTTCCTGAGCGCAGATCCAGCTAGCACGCTGAGCGGCGGCTCGCCGCGCATGAACCGGTACGCGTACGTTGGATACGATCCGGTCAACTTCGTGGATCCGTCAGGGTATTGTCCGCTCTCGGTGCTCACGATCTGGGGGAACACGTCGCACGCGTGCGACGTGTTCACAGCGAACGCGGAAGCCCTCTGGTCGGTGATCGACTGGGAGACCGCGGCGACCTTCGGCGGGGGGGTGCTGGCGGGGGCGGTCTGCGGGGCACTGGCTACACCCCTTGGCCCAGCGGCGGCAGCCGCTGCGGCAGGCGCGTGCGCTGGCGCAGTGTAGGCGAGCCGATGGTTTGACACTTGTGGCCGGGTTTGACACTTACTTAGGAAGGAACGCTAGCGTGCTCATGATGCAGGTGATCGTCGGATGTTCCACCACGAACGGTCCACACCCGAGCCCGGCCCACGGTGCCACCTGGAGGGTTGCGGCGAGCCCCCAGTCGTGGGTGGCGTTGTTGGCGCCGTAGTTACACACCCTCGCATACTGTAGCGCCGTGCTGACGCCGATGAGACTAGTCGGTACCATCTGCGGCACCGACGAGTGCCGGTGTGTGTAGAGGCGGAGCACGATCGCGCCCGGGGTTTGCGTTGGGATGGAGGGCGCGCTGACGATGTCCTCAACACCCACCGAGCTAGACGCAGCCCCGTCCTGCGCCAGGCTGCCGCCATCGAGAGCAAGCCCGCGCAAAACGAACCCGATCGCCGACACCTCGCCAGCGCCAATCGTGAACGTTGGAGTGGGGTCGTCGGTACCGCCAGCATCCCATACCTTGTAGAAAAGCCCCTGCCTGTAAGTAGATCCAAAGGCCGCGTGGACCTCGTGATCCCACCCCTCGCCAGCGGGCGCGCCCGGCGCAATATCCGGGCCCCCGGTGAGTACAAATAGCGCATCGCCTGGCTCCAGGGACAGGCCGGTAAAATCCACGGTGAAATCAGTGGCGACACCGGTCACCCCTGGCGTGGCGCCAACGACAGTGAACCCCGACGAGGCCCCGGAGGAGGCCTCCAGGAGATTCACTCGATCATCGAGGTCTGCCGCCAGCGTCTGAATCGCGGCTGTCCGATTGCCGAGCTGTCTTATCGGGATGTTGTCGATGCCTTCATGGCTGAACGCGATCCATGCGTCCGTTTGCCCATCGAGCGCACCACCGGGCAACACACTCACGACGCCAGTGCGTAGCTGGACAGTGTAGTCCACATCCAACACGAGAGCGCTGCCCCCGCCGCCAGCCACACGGACCTCGACGTCCACGAGGTACGGCTGACCCGTAGCTATCTCGCCTGCGACGATGGGGTAGTCTTGACCCTCGACCTCGACGGGACCGGCGTCGACCAGATCGGCGCGCGTCCACTCTCGAATGGTGGGCTCGTAGTATGGCTCCTCAAGCAACGGCATTCCACTCTCCTATTGGCGCATCGCTCGATGCCGCCCAAAACACCTTTGGCGTCGTTGTGAACCGACCCCACTCGCGAGCGATCGCTAGTACCGCCTGGCCTTGCTCACTTGTGATCTCGCCTGCCACCAAAATCCAATAGTCCCGCTCGCTCGCTTGCGCGTGAGCCCAGTGACCATCGTGGGAGATCGCGCCGTCGCGGTAGATTGCTCGTTGGTGCTGCACGGACGCCGTGTAGTCTACAGCATCCAGCGCGTCGCGGACGGCGAAGGCGGTCCCCTTGTGGCGAGTCCGCTCGATCGCGCGCCGAAGCAACACTCGGCGCCCCATCTCGTCCGCGACCTGCCACGCCGATCCCCGTGCCCCGAACTGCCACGCCAGCGCTGGCAAGGCCGAGCTGTGCACGTTACCCAACAAACACACGAGCACCGCAGAGACCGGCAGCTGCGCCAAGCGATCGACCACCACCTGCTCGAGGGCACCGAAGCGGTCATCCGCCAGAGCTCCAGGCAACAGAGATGCAGTCATCCGATTTCACCACTGAACCCAGTGACCACCACGCTCGCACTCGTGCACTTCGCCCACTCGTCCGCGGCCGGGGTCACATTCGAGGCGGGCTCGACGAGGTTGCACGAGTGCACACCTGGAACGATGAGTTTCGCGATCACCTGACCACGGTCCACCATGCGCCCCAGGCGACGCCGCGACTGAACATAGTCAGCCGCCGCGTCCAACGCCGCCTGCAGCGTGGCTCCCTCGTCGGCATCCTTGTACAGCGTCAGCTGCGCATCGAGCTCCCACGTCACGACGTCGCTCGCCTCGACGGTGAGCTCGTCGGTGAGCGGTCGCACCTTCTCGGCATTGAGCGCCGCCTCAACAAATGGGATCAGCTCGGTCGCCGATCCATCATCGTCGAGCAGCACGATGCGCACCTGCTTGCCGCCGGGATAGAGGACCGCGACGTCCTCGATTGCCTGACTCGCAGACGCCGAGTGGAACCGGTAACCTTCTTCGCTGCCGGCTGTGCTCGCTGCGATGGGAGCCGTGACCAATCGCGCTCGGTAGCGGTCCGTCGTCTCTTGAGCGGCGCCGCCGGTGGTGGTGGTGGTGTTCACACACGCGACACCATCAGGCAAGACATCGATCTCCTTGTCGATCTGCCCCGCAAGGTACCCGTTCGCCTGGGAGCCTGTGGCCGTAGCCGTCGCTGCAACATCCACGTAGGACTCGCCAGCCTTGATGACCGCGTCTGCACCGGTCGCGAACACAGCCTGGTCGTTCTGACTCGACCGGCGTGTGTCTTGCGGGATCGGCACATCCGACACAGCTGGCGCCGGGAGCGCGAAGCGCAGCGTGGTCACTGCAGCTTGCGGCGTCAAGCGAGGGGCGCCAACGAGCTCGCCCAGGTAATCGATGACCGGGAACTCAGAGAAGGCCACCAGGTTCGCTTTGGCGGCCAACTGGATCGCGATACGCACCAACGTCTCACGATGAGCGAACGTCTGGAGCACGCGCCACTCGGGTTGGTGTGGTCGCAGCGGTTGACCCGTCAGCGCCTCGAAGTCACTGAGCACCTCGAGCAAAATCTGCTCGGCGTCGCGCGACAGGAAGTTGGGCTCCGGGATGGTCAAAACGCGGGGTCTCCCGGGTCAGAGTCAGTCATCCCCGCGTGACCTCCGTCACCTGAACGTCGGACGTGCCGCGACGCCAGAACACCCGGAGCACGACGCCGGCGCCAGTGCCGCCAACTTCGATCTGCTGCACCGCAATCTCGGGCAACCAGCGCCGCATGGCCTCCTGTGCCTCGGTCACCAGCAGCGGCACCACGATTACCGCGGGCTCGTCGATGATCGTGAGCCAGTTGATCCCGTAGTCCTTTCGGTAGACGTCCTCGCCCTTCTGTGAGGTGAGCAGCTGTCGGATCGAGTCGTTCAGCGCCTCGTCTCCCTGGACGACCGCGCCACTCTTGCCGATGGCACTCTGCCAGTGCCCTTGCACTTGAGTTGTGTCTACGGCGGTCATGGTGGTAATCCTACGAAGCTCGGTTGGGGTGGGGTCACCATGAACAGTTCCTGGTCAGTCAGTCGGTGGTGAGGCTGTCGGCACCGATGCCGGTCGCATCGAGCCCAGCTAGCGCGGCAACGAGCTGCGCCTTGAGCGCGGCGCCGCCGTCGTTTGGGGTTGGCACTGCAGCTCCGATGGCATTCTTTACCATCGTCAGGCGCGCGAGCGTCTGTGTCTCGAGCGCGGGTGTGCCCGCGCCGGCGCCCACCTTCGTCGGACCGTCGAGCTCGATGGCCGCCGCGGTGACCTTCACTGTGCCACTGCATTCGATCTGCATCTCGCCGGCACCCGACACAGTCAGCTTGTTCGCGGCGGCGTCGAACTCGACCACCGCGCCCGACGAGAAGGTCACCCGTCGCACGCCCTGACTCGGGTTCGTCGGGGGGTTCTTGCCACTGTAGACCGACCCGAGCACGCACCCCGCCTCGTCACGCTCATCCATGAGGCAGACCACGACCTCACCCTCGTCGGGCATCCAATACCCTTGCGTCTGCCCCGTGCCCTGTTGCAGCACCTCGAGCCAACCCGACTGCGCACCGCGATCGGGGAACACGACACGCACGCGCCCCCGATTGGGATCCATCTCGACGACGCTGCCGCGCCGGTACGGCGAATCAGTCCGGGACATGGGTCAGCTCCGTTTCCACGGTGTACTTGTCCGACGTCAGTCGGTGCACCGCCTTCTCGACCACGTACTTGCCGCTCAGACGCTGCAGTCCCTCGACTTCGACCGTTACGCCAGAGACCACTCTTGGATTACCGCGCACCGCAATCGACCCCTTGGCTCTGAGCCGGTTGGCTCGATGCAATGCCGCCCCGGCCAACACCTCGGCCTGAGCGTTGCTCTCGCACCGCTCGTGGATGTGCAGCACGTCGCCGATGACCTCTGCCCCGTCGAGCCCAGCACGGAACCCCGCAGCGATCGCGGCACGCCAGGTTTCGGGGCCCACGATCCCATCCACCGCGATCCCTGCGTCGCGCTGGAACTGCTTCGTGCCGCGGTGAGTGATTGGCCCGAAGATGCCGTCGATCTTGTAGTCGTACAGACCCTTCGGCTGCAGCCACGTCTGCCACTCGCGGACGAGGTCACCCGTGTCACCTTGCCGGATCGTCTCGGTGGGCACCTGCACATCCTCGGCCGACAGCTCCCCGCCGCGATCGCGCATGTTCTCCACGGTCACCCGAGCGAAGAAGAGCTCCCCGGTGTCGGGGTCGAAGTAGCGCTCCTCACACGCCACGTAGGTCGCCTGCGCGCTCGACGTGAACCGGTACGGCAGCAGTTCGTCGGGCGCGATGACTGCGATCGGCTCCTGGTCTTCCAGGTCGGTAAGTTGCCAGAACACGAGCTGCGTGTCTCGCACGTTGAAAGCGTGACCCGTTTCGTCTGCCAGCTTCTTCAGGAATTCGAGCGAGGTCTCGTCCTTCTGCTGCGCATGCTTCTGCGGCGCCTTGGTTGCCTCTGGCTCACCGACGAGCTCGAGCTCGAGCTCGGTGGCGATCGTCTCGACGATCTCCTTGAGCGTCTTACCCACGAATGATCGCGACTTCTTGGTGCGCATGGCCTGACTCACACCAGCCGAAAGCGCACGGATGGTGCAGCCGCGCGGTGGGCCACCGAGCTCGACCTCGTCGACCTGAAACCCACCACAAGGGAGCAACTGCTCGCCCTCGTAACCAATCGAGAGCACCAGCCGATCTCCCTTCGATGGGAACCAGCCTGTGCGCCAAAACTCTTCTGTGTCCTCCACGGTGAGCTCGACCTCGTCGCTCTCACCGTGGAGGTGGTCGGCGTACATCACCGACGTCACCATGGCAGCGAGAGCACTGGTGACACCCGTGCTCTCGTAGTCGAGCACCCATATCGGCTTGCGCAGCGTCACTGGCCGCCTCGCTTCCACGGGGGCAACTGCTCCGTCAACGTTGGGCCTGCCCGGTCGATGATCGGGATCGCGAGTCGCAGCCCCGCGGGAATCACTGCCACGATCGGCACGACGGGATTGGCAGTGATGATGCGCTCGAACTCGAACGGGGTGCCGTAGAAGCGCTCCGAGATGAGGTCCCACCGGTCGCGGGTCTGCGTGATGTACGGTACGTACTCAGTCATCAGGACCTCACGATCTCAGCCAAGGTGACCTCACTCGGGTCACGGTCGATGTCTATCGCCTGCGGCATCGTCCGCTCGGTGCTGACTCCAGCGATCCCATACCGTGGCGAGTCAGTGCCCTTCGGTGGGCGCGACTCGCGCAGGGCAAGCGTCAAGGTGCCAGAGAGCGGCGTCCCGTCTGACAGCGTCCAGTCCCACACAGGATCGACCGAGTCGAGGACGTACCATCCGACGACCGCGCCATTACCCAGAGCGAGCGGGATGGGCTTCCGTGCCTCACCCATCGCCTCGAGCACTGCCGCCAACACCAAGTTGCGCAGCTCGAAGTGCAGGCGCAGCGTCAGCCGAGGACGCCGCGGCACCTTGTTGCTGGGGCGCTCGAGCGCAGGCAGATCCGCCACGGTCTTGTGCTCGGCCCAATCCCATTGTCGCCCAATACCCTCGACACTGACGAGCCACAGCGCGTCAATCTCGACAGTCCCCAGCACGAGGACGGTGCTCACGACCCGAACCCCTTGCGCCCTTGACGCTTCGCCTCGCGCTGGACCGCGCTATGGATCGGGGCGGGGTTGTTCCGCACCCATCGCTCGAGGCGCTCTTCGACGCCCTCGTCGGCGGCGCCTTCGATGTGGAAGTGCAAGCCTCCTTGGATGGTGATACCGTCCGCAACGTCCGCCGATCCGCCTCGCGATGACCCCGTGCTTGGCGGCACCAATGGCAGCGGCCTGGCCATCGGCAGCGGCTCGGCCACGGGCATGGTGCTCATGATGGGCGTCGTCCCGAAGCTCGGCAGCGCGGCAACCCGCGGCATCACATCGACCGGCATCGTCCCGAACTCCAGCATCGACGAGGTCGTGCTGAACTCGGGGGTCACCGGCATGGCGCTCATGAGCTGCGGCTCGAACACCAATGGCGAGTCGATTGACTGCTGCACCTGCGACATGGTGCCGCCCACGGCTGCGACCAGCGGATCGGGCGACACCGACTCGGCAACGGTCTCGATGATGCGCACCTTGTGCAGGTCACGCAGCGGCCCAGCCTTCGCTGGCGAGAACGGGAGGAGGTCACGAATCGACTGCACGACTCCGGTCACCTTGTTGACGGCCGCGCCCGCCATCGACCCGATGCCCTCGACCAGGGTGTTCAGGATGTTGGCCCCCGCGTCGTATAAGCTGAAATCGAACAACCACTCGGTCACCGCGTTCATGGCGCGCGCGATCCAATAGAGCGGACTGAAGTACTTCAGGACGTTCACGATTCCAACGACGAAGCCTTGCTCGAAACCCGCCTTGATGTCCGTCCAGATGTTGAGGAAGAAAGCGACGATGTCGTCCCAGAATACGTAGATCAGTGCAGCGGCCGCGATGATGCCGAGCACGATCCAGGTGATGGGGTTGGCGAGCAGGGCTGCGGTGAACGACCAAGCGCCAGCGGCGGCTGAGGCGAACGCCGGGAGCAGTCTAGCAATCAGCGCAGGGGCGCCCGTCATCGCCTGCAGCACACGCATCGTTGCGCCACCGAAGCGAACGAAGCCTCCGATGAGCCTGCCGGTAACCCCGAACAGCATACCGAACCCGCTGAACACCTGCCCAGCGGCGGACATGGTGAGGCCGAGCCCAACAATCAACGGCGCCAACGTCGCGAAGAGCATCCCCGCCACGAGCACCACCTTGAACACACCCTTCACCAGCTCCGGGTTTTCGTTCATCCAGCTCGTCACGGTACTCACCACGTCCGCAATCACGGGAGCGAGCCCGCTGCCAGCGGCCGTCAACTCGACGACTGCATCAGCAAAGAGCTGCACGGTCGCCGGGTTCTGCTCAATCCATCGACCGATCGCGTCGGTGATCTGGAAGGCCAACGGCACGAGCGCATCGAAAGCGGGGGCGAGCCGGTCCGCGACGCCGATCTTGAGCAGCTCGATGTTGTTCGTCAGGCGCGAGAGCGGACCGCTGCCCGCCTCTTCGATCACCTTGGCCGCGCCAGCCGTCACACCAGCGGACGCACTGACGGACTCAAACCCCTTGGCGAGCTCTTGACTCTTGCCGAGGAGCATACCGATCGCCTGAGTGCCGGTGTCGCCAAACGCCTCGCGGATGCGGGCGCTCACCTCCGGCAGTTCCTTGCCGCCGAGCTGGTCGACGCGCTGTTCGAGGTTCGCCATGGTGGCGATCCAGTCGAGTTGGCCGTCCTTCGTGCGCTCGACGCTGAACCCGAGCGTCGTGCTCGCATCGTTCATGCGATTGAGCGCATCCTTGAACGCGGTGCCCGCCTCGGCGCCTTGCAGGCCCGACGAGTTGAGCAAACCGATCGTTGCCGACAACTGGTTAAAGTCCAGTCCGGCCAGGATGGCACCCGCGCGTGCGTTCTTCAGGCCCTCGCCGAGCTGGCTCAAGTCGGCGATCTGAAACGCCTGCTGCGTCTTGGTGACCACGTCCGCGATCCGCGTCATCTCGTCCGTGACAGGCGCGGCCTTGTTGCCCATCGTGTTGTACGCGGTGGCCAGCAGGTTCGCGGCCTGGGTCGAGTCGCCCATGGTCGCCTTGGCCACGAGCATGGCGTTCTTGGTGGCCTCGACGGCGGCGGCCTCGTCGAGGCCAGCACTCAGCATCATATACACGGTGTCCACGAACTGCGTGGCACCGTCGGTGTGCTCCTTTTGCCACCCCAGCGCCTCGGTGCGGATGCGCCCCACCGACGTTGCCATTGCTGCGCTGATGGGGTCGAGCGACTGCACCTTGGCGAGCGCATCATCGAGGGCGATGCTCGGCGCCGCAATGGCGGCAGCTGCGCCCACTACCGCTTGGTTGATCTGCTGCCCCACCAAGCCGATCTTGCCACCGAAGCCAGTGACGGCCCCACCCATCTCGGACAGCTGCTTGCCAGCCTTGACGAGTTGGTTGGTCGAGTCCGCGATCGTGCTCATCGTCCGTGTGGCACGGTCGACTGCACTGAAGATGATCGCGAACTCGAATAGACCTGCCACGGGGTTACCTCTGACGACGGATGGCTTCGTTCCTTCGCTCGGTGTACCGAGCGAACATCTCGTAGGCCATGACGAGGTCGAGCTCGTTCATAGCCATCGCCTCGGTTTGACTCAGATACCCTTCGGCGATCAGCTGTCCGATGTGGTCGGCGGTGATGTAGCGCCGAGCGCCTGACTGACGGCCTTGCGAGTTTTGTCCTTCGTCGCGGCCATCTTCTTCCGGTCTTTTCCCGCCATCATGAGCCCCACGAGCAGCAGCACGTCGTCGCTGTCCATCTCGAGCAAGTCCTCGAGCGTGCGGCGCTGCCCGTTGAAGGTGCATTTGAGCGACGCCAAGGCCAGGAAGATCCCGGTGGGCACACCCTGCAGCTCCGACGTGAGCATCGAGTGCGCGCGCATCACGTCACGCCCGGTGCCCCGGTGGACAACCACATGTGTGTCGTCGTCGAGGTCGAGCTCGCATTCGACCACTCGTCCCTTCTCGAGCACGACGTTTCGGCGTGCGTCGCTCGGGTCGAGCTGCTCGGGTTCGTTCTGCTGGTTCATGGGTAGCTCTCAGTTGAAGGAATCGAAGAACGGGGGGCTATAAACCGAGGTTGGCGCGGAGCTCTGCAAGCAGGTCCGTACCGTCGACCTTCCAGATGAGCGCGAAGGGATCGATCTCGAGATGCTCCTGACCACCGATCTCGAGCTTGATGTACTTGACCGACAACTCGTCGTCGTAGCCGTCGGCAGCCTCCATGGGTTTCAGGGTGCCCAAGGCTCCCTTGGTCCACGCTACGCGTACCGTGCCAACGACCGGCACCTGGCCCGAGCGCCCCTGCGAGGTGTACTCCTCGAGCGAGGCTCGCACCTGCAAGTCGTGCACAGCGAAGGGGTTGCTGCGCATCCCGATGAGCTCGGGGTACAGGCCGGTCCACTTGATGCTCATGGTGAGCTTTTCCAGGCCTGTGGACAGCTCGACCGCTGAGAACATCCCGAGGGCCTTGTGCTCGCTTTGGGCGAACGACAGCTCAGGGAGCTTGACCTCGCTCGCCTTGCCCAGGTGCGACAGGTTGCCGGTGTAGATGTTGGCGTGGAAGATCTTCTTGATTTGGGCGCCCATGGCGTTACCTCACGAGGTTGGCGAGCAAGGAGATGTCGATCGGGAAGCTCTCGAACGTCGCTCGCTCGAAGGGAGGGATCGGCACGTAGGACAAATCGAACGTGGCGTGTCCGGCGGACAGCTCTTCAGGCGGGTTCTTTGCAGATTGGAACACCACCTGGCTGCCTTGAGGCAAGGCCCTGCGACGGATCAGGTCACGCACGTACGCGTTGCCCGCGGCAAGCACGGCCTTGATGACGACGTCATCGAGCGGCTCGTCCATGTAGTCGAGCATCGCCAGCTCGAGCGACTCGTGCACCTGGTCGGCGACGCGGCGACTCTGGACGAACTGCAGGGGCGAGCTCGAAGCAGGGAAGGCGCTCGACCGGTTACCCCACACCCTATAACCCGAACCGTACGCGTTGAAGATCGTCACGACACCGGCAGCGTTGAGCTGGTTGGCTTCGCACTGCGGATCGTTGATGCTCGCCTGTACCGGGTACTCGAGACCCGTGATTCCGCGCACGAGACGGTTGCTCGGGCTCTTATGGAACCCGCGCTCGACGTCGGTCAAGCAGATGACACCCGCGAGGCTCGCGCTGAACGGTGCGAGCACGTCGGCATTGGTCGCCTTGTCGTAGACCTTGACGTGCGGCCAACACAGCGCCACGCGCTGATCGCTAACATTGAAGTTGATGCTGCCTCCGGAGCCGCGCCCCTCGAGCACGTCCTCGAAGGTCGTACCCACTGGCGCATCCACGAGCACCACCGCGCGCGTCTTGGTCTGCTGAGCGATCACTTGCAACGCGGCGACGACAGCGGTCTGCTGAGAGTAGCTTGGGGCGATGAGGATCTTTGGGTGGTAGCCGTACTTGGCGACACCATCGAGGAACGCCTGAGAACCGGTGCGGTTGCCGCCGCCATCGACCTCGCCGATGATGTCGGCAGCATCGACCGCTGCCGGGTTGCCGTACGAGTAACCCACGTTCGCTTCGGTGGCAGCGTCGAGCGCGCCACCCGTGATGATGGTGATGAGCCCCGTGAGTCGCTCGACGGTGTAGTCGGTACCTTCGACGAGCGCTGAACCTGCTCCACCAGCTGCCTTGACGACCACCGCAGTGATGTCCGGGTTGGTCAACTGGATCTGACCCGCCGTGATGTCGAGGTCTGCGGCAGCAACATCAGTCTTGTGCTCGGCCGGGTCGAACACGTTGACGAGCAGCACCGTGCCGCCGCCGTTGTCTCGGATCTGCTGCAGCGCGCGAGGAAGACTGTAGCTCGCGAGCACAGGGCCCGCGTACCTGCGATCCGCCACGTCGCTCAGCGACTGAATCAACTCGTTCACCGTCTGATCGCCAGCCGCGAGTAAGTGAACCGGGGCAGTGCCAACGATCCCGATCACCGCGGTTTTGGCACCACGCACCTTCTTGGGTCCGCTGGTGATTTCGATCGTCTCGGCACCATGTAGGTACTCGGCAGGCATTACGACTCCTCCTGATTGCTCGCCGCCCGTTGGCGACGCGAACCCTTCCGACCAGACTCACGACGAGCCTCGTCGTTTGACTTGGATTCAACCAACTCGTTCTGAGCCGTCGCTGGTTGAGCGGTTTCCTGGCGCCAATGCTGCGGAGAGCCTGCAGGTTGCTCCAGATTGAGACAAATACTTGCGGCTCCGGGTGTACCATCGGCCGCGCCGTCACCCTGGGTCGACGTCATGTCGTCACTGGTTACCGGCTCGATGCGTAGCAGGCGGCGCGCCAGCAGCCGCCGCGTATAGGGGTGGTCGGGCGGCAGAGCGCAGTCCTGTCCCGGGGACAGCTGCACATCGCCAATCCCGCGCAGCGCTACGCTCGACGGTGGGCCCAGATAAATGAGTCTCGTTTGTCTCGTCATGGTGGCGGGGTCCCTACTTCGCTGAGCTCACCCAGCGAGCTTTCGAGCCGGGCGTACACGAACGGCGGCAAGTCCTCATCGGCCACCTCGAGCGGGACGCACGGGAACTTGGTCGCGACAGTCAGGTTGTATCGCCAGATGCCGTTGTCATGCGCCACGAACTTGTCGTCGACCACGTACAGCGGCGCGCCGCCTTGCGGCAGAGTCCAACCCTGCAGCAGGTCGCGAGCGCTCTCGAGGTAGGCGCTGATACCTGCCGCGCCGTTGAGTTGGCGCACGAGGATACCAACATCGAACAACATCAGCCGGTCTTGTGCGCCGCCGCCGACAGGCTTGTCCCAACGCGAGCCGAGATACCCCACCCAAATCTCTGCCCGTGAGTGAGCGAGGCCGCGCTTGGACTGAGCGCCGCCGTCGTCGGGCCACTCCTGGACGTGTGCCAGGTTACCCACGCCTTGCTTGACGCGCTCGACGATTGACGCCGCCGCGTTTGCGCTGAGGCTCATTGCAGCGCCTCCGCCACACGCTCAGCCACGATGTCTCGAATCTCGTGCTCATCCGCGAGCGAGACGCCGAGATACGGACGCGCGTCAATGGTCACGCTCTTGTTGCGACCAGCCTCACCACCGAGTTGATGAATGCGACCATAGACCATGTTGGTCCCCACGGTAGCGCTCGTGGCGGTCGGGCGATGGTCGAGCGAGTCGAACAGATGGTTGCGGTCGCGCAGAATGTCGGCGTCGTCACCCCGAGCCTCTTTGGTCGCATCGGAGTGCTCAGCCCATTGCTGCCCATCGGGCGAGCGCTGGTCTAGAAATCGCTGCTGTGTGCTGCTGACGAGCGAGCCACCAATCTCATCGAACACGGGGCGCAGCGAACCGAGCGACAGCGCGAGCCGCCGTAGCGCAGGACTGATGTCCTCGTGCACATCGACCTTCATCGAGACGGTCACTCGGCACCTCGCTCGAAGCTCGTGAACTCCGTCAGGCTCTCATCGTCGAACGCCGGCGGCAGGTCGCTACCCTGCAGTTCCTCGATGGTCGCAGTGGGCACGCCGGGTCGCAGCAGTGAGCGCAAGAACTCACGCACGCCCTTGGCCGCACTGCGAATACTTTCGAATTCCTGCCCAGGACGACTGCCCGCCAGTAGCTCGAGAGTCAGGATGGCCTGATGCGCCTCGAGCGTTGACCCCTCAGGCACCAGGTTGGCGGGCACACCAATCAAGTAGCCGCTCACCATGCTCCACGCATCACCCAGCAACATCTCGACACGCGCAGTGTTCACTGCCTGCCCATCGCTGGACGATAGCTGGGCGAGCGTCTGCTCGTCGTAGCGAGCAATGAGCTGGGCGGCAGTGGTGAGCATGATGCGGGGTTACTTGCTGGCGGGCTTGGGCGTGGTCTTGGTTTCGGGCTTGGGCGTGGTCTTGGGCGTGGCGCCCTGGGGAGCGGCCGCCGGCGGCGGCAGCTTCTTCGCCGAGGGGTCGGCGGCGAGTCCCCGGGTGATGAGTTCGTCAGCGAAGGCAGGGTCGACCTCGATGGTCTCTCCGATGTCGCGCCTGCGGTCACCGACTCTCACCGGCTCAGTAACGATGAGCCTCATCATCAGGCCACCGCGTCGTGAATGTGGTAACCAGCGTGCGAAGCGATCACCTTCGGGACCACGAACTCGGCGACCTGCGCGTACTCACCACCGAGCGCACCGATGTTGCGGTCCGGAATGAACCCGGCGATGCGAGAGTTGCCGCCCACCCGGAACTCGAACGTCGAACCGAAACTCACGCCACCGAGGTGGTTGGCGCTCGGGTCGATGTAACACATCGAGATATGCTTGCCCCAGGCGCGGGTGCGTGCCGTCGCCTCGCCGGGCTTCGCGGTGTTGACCCACGAGCTGCCAACCAGAATGTTTTCGACCTCGAAGATTTCCTTGAGGCGTTCGCGAGAAGCAAAACCCTTCGTGCCATCGTTGCCGAGCGAGGCAGAGACGACCGCTGCCAAGCTACGGTAGACCGACCATGAGGGCTGACCAAAGATGATGGTGTTCGGGCGCACCAGACACGCGTCGAGGCCGTCGTGAATCAGCTTGAGGGGGTCGCCTACGTACGACCCGTTATTGAGTTGGTCGACGCCAGCTAGCGTTTCGCGCTGCGCGGTGGGGTAGCTGCTCAGACTGAAGTAGAGATCGGCGATCGCCACCTCGAGGCGCAACTGCAGCACGGACGTCAGCAGCCCTGCCGCGCGGTCGCGCACGCCACGCTTGTCCTTCTCACTTCGCCCGGGCGTGTTCAGATCGTCCCACGACAGCGGGATGCGCAGACCGTGGTCCTCTGCTAGGCCGGTTCGCTGACTCGCGGTGAACTCGAGCTCCGGCACGCGGCCTCGAGGGCCAACGCGCGTTTGCGGGACCCGGAACGCTTGGTAGGGGTCATCGTACTCGACCCAAGAGAACAGCTTACTGGGCACGGCCGAACGTGGACACACCTGCTCTTGGATGAGAGACGCGGCGGTGTTCTGGTACGCCACCGCAATGCCGGTCGCTTGGGGGTCGATTGGGAAGGCAAACTCGTCAGCCATGGGAGCTCCTGAAAATCAGAAAAGTAGAACGTGGGGTGCGAAAAAAAAGAGATGAGGTGCGAGGGTCGCAGATCAGGTGGGCGCTACGCCCAGGTAACCGGGCGAGATGAGCAGGCTACCGATGGTGCCTTCGCCGCCAAGCTCCTCCGCGAATCCCGCGTAGTAGGCACCCTCGGCCGCGGGCACGGCGCGCCCCACGGAGTCCGCGGTGAGCGGCGCCCCGAGCGTGACGTCATCGCCGTACTCGACAGGCAGGATGCCGTAGGCGTGCGCCTCGACGGGCTTGCCCGTCTCGGCGTCCACTCGTGGACCACTGACGCGCACGATGGGCGCAGCCCCGTCGACGGCGTGCACGAGCTCGCCTTCGGTCGAGCCGTGCTTAAGCAGCCGGCTCTTGGTGATGGCGCCACCAGCGATCTCGGTGGTGGCGTGGAGAGTGAACTGTTTAGCCATTGCTTATTTACCTCGGGAAAGCACGGCTTCTTTCGCCGCGACGGTGTCGACCTTGTGCTCTCGCTGATAGGTGACGATTTCTCGCGCGAGAGCCGATGCGTCCTCTGCGAGGTCGATGGGCGCTTGTTCGCTCGGCGCGAACTCGCCGTAGCTGACCTGCTTGGGCAGGCGCGCCAGGACGTGCTGCTGGAAGAGTTCGACGGGCGAACCCTCGACGCCCTCGCCAAAACTCACCACGTCAGGGGCGTCACCTGCGAGCAGCTGGCAGAAGCCCACCATGACGTCGACTTCACACGGAAGCGGGCGGCCCTCCTTGACGACCGCCTCGCAGAAGTCGCGGTAGCTCGCGACGCGTCGGTCGGCCTCGAGCTTGCTCAGCTCCGCTTCGCGGCCAGCGACCCGTTGTTCGCGTAGCGCGAGCTCTTCCACGCGCGCCTGCTGATCGGGCGAGAGCAGAGCGGCCCCCGCCGGCGGGGCCAGAGCCGCCGTCGGGGGCGCAGTCTTCGTAGTCGTTACTGAGGGCGCCGCGGCGCCAGGGTTCTCTTTGGGCTCGGCGTAGCTCGAGGTGGGCTCGTCGGGTCGAGCGGCGGCCTCATGCACGGCATCGATGTCCCAAGACGGCATCGCCTTCTCGACCTCGTCTTTGCCCCACTTTTCGATGAGCAGGTCGCGCAGCCCGCGGAGCAGGCGCACGAGCAAGCGATCGTCCCAGTCTCCGAAGTCGACCGCGTCGACCTCGCCGAACTCCACGGTGATGCAGTCATCGGCGTCGCCAAACTCCACATCCTTGAGCCCTTTGACGGACGGCGGTGCTGCACCAAGGAAACCAACGTGACGCAGGTAGTAGACCCCGGGCTGCGGGTTGCTCGGTGAGCTCGGGGGATAGAAGCTCGCAGAGCGCTTCTTGTACTCCTTGCGCCGCAGCTGCTCGACGAACGACTGACTCGTGAACTCGGTGCCAGCTTGCATCTTGCCCGAGTCGAATCGCAGCGACCGCACCCACCCGAGCGCAGGGGCGTTGTCCTTGGGATGCCCCGCCACCACCGGCGCCTCGTGCAGGCTCGGGTCGTACGCATCGACCGCCGCGCGGAGGTCCGCCTCTGTGAACGTCAGCGTCACCCCGTTGCTTGAGGTGTGCTGACCTGTGCGGAAGATCTCGATCTCGTGAGCCATCTGAGACAGACTGTGCCGGAGCAGCGGGGGCCTTGCCGCCCGGAACCGCTCCGGGCGACCACCAGAAGGCGGAAAAAGCCGCAGAATTGGCGCTGGCGACCTGCTCAGACTGCCAGGGCGAGCAGGTTCAGGTCCGCTGGGGCGCTCAGCTGTCCATACGGACAGCCTCAGGACCCCGTTCAGGAGGTGTTCAGCCGCCTTCAGGATGGGTTTTCGTGAGAATCGCGACGCTCACAACGTCCAGGCCCAAAACGGCCTCAGCGTGGCGATTTGTGGCAAGTTGCCCCTGGGTGACGGAGGCGCTATAGATACAGCCAGCTGACGGAGCGCCAGGGGCGCCCGTAAGCAGGTCCAAAGCGCGAGGCCCTGAGCGCCGCTCGAGCGTGGAGGTACCGCACGGCGCTGCCAGGGGCGCCGTGCGGACTCATGGGCGCTGGTAGAGGAGATAGCCCTCGCGGGCGGTGTCGTTGCCCCTGGGGTACGCGTTGAACGCGAGGTCGTCCTCGACGACCACCAGCATACCACCATCGGAGTCGTTTCCACGAAACACTCCAATGTAGCGCTTGCGTAGCGCCACGCTGCCGTCCTTGCGCCGGTGCGGCACGAGCCAAATCTCGTAAGGATCCTCAATGGCCGCCTTGGCGTGCGGCAAGTATCGCTCGCGGTACCCCGGCTTGCGCAAGACGTAGCGCACGAGCCTATCATCAACTCGCACCATCACGCCGGTGACGTCCCGGACGTAGCCCGCGTCGCGCGGACCAGGCACGCCGAACAACGTACGGAACCGCTCGCGCACCGCTTGAGCGCCCACATCCTTCTTACTAGGGAAGGCAGCCGGCGCCGGGCGGCGCGCTGAGTCGGGGAGGTCGCGCAGCTTCGGCCGATCGTAATCCGCATAGGTGTTCACCGGTGAGAGCGGCGAGATCGTTGAAGGCGGCTGTCCTGGTGGCGGTTGCGCGCCGCCGCGAAACCTGCCTGGGTTGTACCCGAAGCCTGGGCTGATCCCCTTGGGCACGCGCTCGACAGCGCCGGTGCGCGGGTTCTCCCACGACACGTGCTCAATCGGCGGCGCCTGTTCAGTCACGTGCAAACCGAGTCGCTTCACGTCCCGCGCGTTGAGCTGCTGCACGCCACACTCACAACCAAAACCGTTTGCCGGGTGATGCGTATCCCACCACGGATCATCCACGGGCAGCACCGTGTCACGCCACGCTTGATGCTCGGGGCGACGATTGGCGCCTCCCTTGCGCACGATGTATCGGAGATAGGGCCTCGTCGCCTTGAGCCGCTGCGCCCTCTGCCACTGCCCAGCGTTGTGAGCTTGGCGCAGGTTGGTGTCGTAAATAATGCGGAGCCGCCGCGTGCTGCCGAGCTGCACGGTCTTCACTTCGCCGGTAAGCGGGTCGACCTCTTCCTTTTCACCCCACCAGCCGCGCTGTTGCAGGATCGGTTTGAGCCCCTTCTTGAACTCCCCAAAGCTGCGCCCTTGACTCAGCGCCTCGTCGACCGCCTCGCGCAAGTCGGCAAGCAGATCCAACTGCATCGCCTTTGCCACCGTGAAGGCCCACGCGTGCTCTTCGTTCCAGGTGTCGCGCCAGTCGTAGCCGATACGGTAGCCTTTCTCGCGAAACCACTTGATGGCCTCTTCGGGGTCGACGGCGTAGGGGTCGATCGTTGCCACGGGTCATCCACGCAGAAGGAGCTCGAAGATATATACCAAGACCAAAGCGAGCCCAGCTGAACCTTCAATCATGACTCGCTCTCCGTTTCCTCTACCTCGGCGACACCCTCGCCGGCCACCCGCGCCGCAAACATCATCCGCGCCAGCGAGTCGGTCACTGCGTCGGGGTTCTGTTGAGCCAGCTCACCGAGGCGCTCCTGGAACTGGCTCAGGCTGTCGCAGTCGGTGGCAAGCTGCTCGAGGGACTCGAGCTGCGGTGTCATCAGTCGGCGCCAACCGTCCCCACCAAGCTCGCGCTCGATGGCATCGGCGGCGGGCCCGATCACCTCGGCGCCGGCCTCGGTGAACTCTTCAGGTTCGTCATCGGTCGATGGCGGCGACGGTGGGGCGGGCGACCCCTTGCGCTGCGTCCAGCCGGGACCATACATCTGCTGGATGTACGCCTCATCCGGCTCGAAGCCGATTGCGTATATCTTCGTGTCGCGCTCAGCGAGCAGGTTCGTGTCGGCGGACGCCTCGACACGCCGCCACACCTTTGGCGGCGTGGCAGCGGGGAAGTTCCACGCCGAGAGCCAGCGCGCCGGGCCGACATTGAACGAATCGCACTGCAGATCGGCGTCGCTCTTGGCGACCTCGAGGCGCACGCCGTTGTGCGTCTCTGACTGCGACCTGCTCGACCCGTCATCGGTGGTCATCGTCTGCCGCAGGTTCGTCTTGCTGATTGCCTTGTCCCAGTATTCGAGGAACAGCTGAAAGTCACTGCCCGCGCTGCGGAGCGCCTGCGCGAAGTCGAACTGCACACTGTTCGGCAGCGCCAGTGCGCCGCCTGTGCGGACATTGTTCAAGAGCGAGAGCACCCGCTTAGCGAACTCCTCTCCCGAGCCCGGCGGGTACTTGCCAATTGGCGTGGGGTTAGCGAACTTGTCGAGATAGATGGGCCACAGGCGTGCGCCGTTGCGCTTGAACCAGACTGACCAATAGTTGCTCCGCCCGAGCGCGCGACCATACGGGTCGTCGTCGTGGTCGCAGGGCGAGGTGTAAACCCAGAACTTGCTCGGTGGCAGCACGACGCCCATCGGGTCGTCGTGTCGAATCAAGCGCAGGTTGCGGTTGCGGTCGAACTTGAACCGCCGTCGGTTCCGTACGCGAATCTCCGGCATCGCCACGTAGCGACCGTCCGTCTCGAACATGCACTCGCCAACAGCAAAGCCGTACCAGTTACCGTAGGCCATCTTGCGACTGGAGCGATCGAACGACAGCTCCGCCAACTGCTCCGCCAGAAAGTCGGCAGCCATCGTACTGGCCTTGTCTTTGGCGCCGGGCTCCACGTAGTACTCGCCCGCAACCACCGCATCGAGTCGCTGCTCGAAGGTGCAGTACGCCTGCGGGTCCTCGAGCACCTCTTCATAGAGCAGCAGATCGCCGCCGCCTCGGTTGGCGAGCACCTTGTCATCCGGGAGACGCAGCTCGCCCGCATACAGGGCGCCGATGTCCGCCTCACCGACGAGTCCGGTGAGCTCCCGCAGCTCGGGCTTCTGTGGTTGTTCGTTTGCCATAGAATCACCTGCTAGATCGCAGAGTGCGGTCGAGCTCGTCGAGTCGCTCACCAGAGGGCAGGTCGGGCTCGACAAGTAGACCTTGCTCCTGCGCGGCGGGCAGCACACGGTCGAGGCGCAGCACCGAGCGGATGGATCTACCGTCGAGCTCGGGCGCAACGCCCAGCTCACCCACGCTGAACGCGCGCACCTTCGTCGCCGTCTCGTGCACACGCGTCGCAACCGGCTGGAGCGGCGCCTGCCCAAAGTCGAACGTGGTCCACTCTTTGGCTTCGGCAGCGCACACGACACTCACGTGCGCATCGGTGGTGTCTTGCCGGTCCCAGGTGACCAAGATGTCGCCAGGCCACACACCATCCAGGCTGCTGGCGAGTCGGTTCGACCCAACAGGCGGCCGCACGAGGCGCGCAACCGCAACCAGGCGCGCGAACCCCTTGTGCTCGTCGCGGTTGATCCAATCACAGCGCACACCGAGTCGGTACAGCATCCAGTGGGCAAGATCCGCGCAGCTCGAATAGATGGGGCCCGGGTCGCGCCACTCGGTGACCCAGCTGTACACCGGATCGTCGACGGTGCGCCCTTGGCCTACCGCCCAGCGGCACCACGTGAGCGCCCACTCGCGATAGTGCTCGATGGGATGAGGCAGCGTCAGCGACATTGTAGCGCCTCGCTGCAGCTGTCGGCGTGAACCAAGCACTCGACGTCATCACGCGTGAACCCGCTGACCTCGGCAACCTCGGTGTTGCGGTACGTCCACTGGCAATCCTGCGCGCACTCTTCGACGGAGCCCACTGCATCAGGCACACACTCGGCAATGCGAGCACACCACGGGTGGCACAGGTCCACGGGTGATCGCGGCTCGCAACCAGCCGCCCACCACATGAGCAATGCGACGCAGATGATGAGCAGCGCCAGCAGACAAACGGTGCGGATCGTCCCTGGGGGGAAACACCAGATGCCGTACATGGTCAACCAACCCTTTCGATGTAGTAAGCGCTCTTCGCCTGAGCGAGCAGACCGAAGCTGGCCCACTGAAAGCCGCCGTCACCCCACGTCGCGCCCCAGCTGTTGCCGATGAGCCCCTGGTGCTCGCCGTCGTGGTAGCGCCAGTCGATGACGCCGCACAGGTGCCAACCGCTCGTTGGTTCTTGCGGTGGGATGACGCCGCGCCCCGCCCCGAACTCCAAGCCCACCGGCAACGCGACGAGGCAGTACTGCTCCAGGTGCAGCGAATGCAGCACGCGCTGCATCAGTCGGTCACCCGTGGCCAGGATGCGCTTGCACTCGATGGGCAGACGCCCGCGCCAGTAGCGACCGTTGGCAGCGAGGGCGGCACGCTTCAGACCGAAGGGCTCTTCGTTGACGTACAGAAACTGCCCCGTGCGGTCGAGCGTGTAGCTGGGCCACAGCTCTTCGGTGCACGCACCGAGGCGGTTCCAAGCCCAGACCGCATCCGACACCTTTGCGCCCTCGTCCTCGATGCGAGGACCGTCGCGGCGCACCCGTGCCGGCGTGTAGATCGAAAACGCGCTCAGGTCCGGCGCCATCATGCCGGCGAGCGAAGCCATCACGGTTGCCCCTTTGACCAACCCGAAGCCAGTGCACGCGTTGACGTACTGCTTCCACACTTGCCCGTAGTGCGCACGGAAGGGCGGGTGATGCGACGGAGTCCACGAGGACCCCACGCGTCGCGATCGCAGCGCAGAGCCGACGCGTTGGGAAGCGCTGGGTGCCTCGTGGATGTAGCCAGTCTTGTACATGCGCAGTGATCAGTGCGTGGTGGGCACAGGCAAGGTAGACACAGGGTCGCCATGACTTGCTGCCTCAGCCGCCTCGAGCGCCAGCTGCGGGTTGGTGCGGCAGGCGGTCCGATACGCAAGCCGCTCCTCTTCGGTTTTCGTGAGCCCCTCGGCGTCCACCAGATCCAAGTACGCATCGCACAGCTCGTCACGAGCATCGAGCACGTTGCGCCAATCCTTGGGCGTGCAGGCCACGAGCGCCGCGTAGGCACCGACTAGCGTTGCGAGCGTGATGAGGAACTTTCGACTGGTGAATCGCTTGATGATGTCTTGCATGATTGGTCTCCTACAGCTGGTAGTCGTCGAGGCCACCTAGCCCCGTGCCGAGGGCATTGTTCTCGAACGCTTGCGGCGGCGCCATGGCGCTGAACCATTCGAGGGGTCCAGCATCGAGCTCGACGGATGCGTAGTTGGCGAGCATGGCGGCCACGGCCGAGTCACCATGACGCTTGGTTCCTTTGCCGCCTGTGCGCTCCACGATGCGTGGTACACCCCGCACGGTTTCGACCGTACGGAAGTCGTCGAGTAGCTGCGGCGATCCTGGCAGCGTGAACTTGCCATCTTCCAGGTTGCTCTTCAGGCGCGGGAACCACTGCCCATAGAACGCCTCGGTCAATTGCACCTCAGCGATGCACTGCGGCCCGTACGTCTGACGCAAGCGCTCAGCGAGCCACTGACCGTTGCTGCGCGCATCGAACGCGCCACCCGCGAACCCCGGCAGACTACTGCACAAGTGCACGGCGATCTGCAGCTGCTCAGTGAACGGCACGTTGCGCAGCTCCACGGTGAACGGAGTCTCGCGTACGAGCCCACCCACGAGACGCAGCGGCCACAGCACGGTCAAGTCAGCAGAGCGAGCGAAGTCGCCACCGACGAAACTCTGCCCCCCGCTCATCGCGTCGAGCAGCGGGTCGAGCTGCTCCTTTATCCACTGCCCGCATTCGGCGCGACGCTGGTGGTCGCCCAAGTCCACGAACTCGTCAGCACATGCCCAGGTCAACACCGGCGCATGACGCGACGCTGATTCGAGCAACACGCGACTGAAGTACTTGCCACCGGAGGCGACAGGGATGCAGTCGAGCTCTTCGCCCGCATGGTCGCCGTAGATGTCGCGGATCTCTTTTTCCCACGCCGCTTCCGCGTCGGGTGACCACTCTTTGCCGCTCACCTCACAGATCCGCTTGTACAAGCCATCTACCAAGGCATCGGCAAAGGTGATGCGCTCGATGTGGTACGGCTTCTTACCGGCGCGGATCTCACCGATGAGCTCGTTGAACGGATTGTCGGCGCCGTTGTGCGTGCTGATGAGCAGCACACGGCCGCCCCACATGAGCAGAGCGAAGGCCGCTTTGAGCAGCTCCTGCAATTCCTCATGGAACGCCGCCTCGTCGAGAATGACGTAGCCCTGTCGCCCGCGTAGCGACCTCGGACGCGAGGGCAGCGCGACGATCGAATAGCCGCTGGCGAAGTTGATGCGAAAGGCTTGGATCTCGCGGACGTCGTCACCGTGCTGGTCACGGAACACGAACTCTTCGACCCGCACCGCAACCCCCGCGAACGCCCGAGCCCACATCGCCGCGGTGTCCACGAACTCGCGGGTCATCTCGCGATTGTACCCAATATAGAACACGTCCATCCCGCCGGCGGCCGTGTCGGCCATGGCGGTGAGCACGGCACCGGCAGCCGTGCTCCACGTAGCCCCAATGCGTCGCGACTTCTCGACGACGGTCACCTTGTGCTCGACCATCGCTTGCAGGATGCGTTGCTGGTACCCGAGCAACAACTCAGCACTGGGCATTGTGTTCACGCCGCCCTCCTGGTGCCCATGATAGCCTCGCGAATGAGCGCCGCGAACTCGGCCGATGCACCCTGCGCCTTGGCTACCTTCTCTGCGGCGGTCGCTGCTTCCTTGGTGACCTTGTCGCGGATCTTCAGCTCGGTATCGACCGTTGCCTTGAGCGCCTGCTGGACGTTCTTGAGCGACTGGGTGAGCCGCTCGACGACGCCCGGATCGACGGGGCCGTCTTTGGCGATATCGAGACGGCACTGCAAGATGAGGGTCTGCAGGCTCTCAGCGAGGAAACGCCCCATGGTGCCGTCGGCGCGGTCGAGCTCGCGCGTGCTTTGCTCTGCGAGCTCGTACGCGAGGCGCATCTCCTTGGTGACCTCGCTCATACGCGACGCGAAGCGCTGCATCGCGCCCTTGCTGATTTCGACATCTGCGCGCTCGTTCACCCAGTCGCGCAGCTCCTCTTGCGTGAGCCGCCCATCGAGGATGAGCTGCACGAGCCCCTTGTAGATGTCACGGGGCAGCTTGGTGACGGAAGACTTGCGCCCCATTGATCAACCTGGGCTCGGGCGCTTGACGCCCGGGTGAGCGCTGCGCGCCATGGCGACATCGATCCCGCGCTGGGTCAACGTGGCGACGTGCACGCGACCGTCGGCGATGATCTCGCGAGTGATGAGCCCCTGCTCGTCGAGCCAAGCGATGTCTGAGCGGACACGATCGCGCGACACGACGTGCCCTACGCGGTCGAGCGCCATCCCCAACACCGAGTCGTTCGCGCGGAACGCGGGGTGCGCTTCGAGCACACGCAACAGGGCGAGCCTGCGGTCTTCCTCGAGATGCCGATCCCAGTCGTTCATCCGTTTCCTCGCAGAAAGGTGTCCATTCGGTTGAGTTGGAGCTCGAGACGGTCCACTGCGCGGGTAGTGCCCTGCAGTCGCTCACTGAGCACCTTCACCTCGGTGTAGAGACCCGCGAGCTCCTCACGGCTGGGCAGGTGCTGCACTCGCTCTTCGAACACATCGACGCGAGCGGTCAGACTTTGCACCGATTGCTCGACTCGCTCGACGTGCTCACGCGTGGCTCGGTGGCGCGAACTCTGCCACGAGTACACACCGAGGACCGCCCACAACACGAACTGAGCAATCTGGATGACCTGGCTCCAATCAATCACACCAGACGAGTACCACTCGCCCAGGTGACCGCGCCGCCAGGAACCGTTCCGGGTGAACGCGGTGCCATTGCGCGATAGTCACATATCACATGCTCAGCAAAAGCCAACGAACGTGTGAAGCCAACCCGGGTCTCACCCGGGAGCAACGCAGCTCGAAGCACCCAGTGGGCCCGCGAACGATCAACATCAAGCGCCTACCGAAAGCCGTGCTCGAGCTGGGTCGCCTGATGTACCCGGAGACCGACTACTACAAGCCGAGCCGGCGCTCCGAGTGCGCGAACGGTCCGCGACCTTGCCCCTACGTCTCGTGCACTCATCACCTCTACGTCGACGTGTCGCCCTCGAGCGGTAACATCCAGCTGAACTTCCCCGACCTGGAAGTCTGGGAGATGGGCGAGTCATGCTCCCTCGACGTCGCGGACCGAGGCGACACCACGCTCGGGGACATTGGCGCGGTCATGAACCTGACCCGCGAGCGCATCCGACAACTGGAGCTCAAGGCGCTGGCGAAGGTCGAGCGCGCCAAGGAACGAGAGCTGTTGCTTGAGCACTGGGGAGCAGCGTCGGAGGTGGTGTGGGCTTCAATGCGACGGGGCAATTGATGTCGAACTCGGGGCAAGCTCCTGCATGGTCAACGTGGCGTCTTGTTCCGGCAGCTCCCATCCCGCTTCCGACCTGGCGAGCGCGATCATGAAAAACACCTGCTGCCGAACAGGCGCGTGAGCGATCCCGGTACACGATGCTCTCTTGCCATCTCGAGACAACTGCACCCGCTCTGCCGCAATCGGTTTGACGAAGTATGGGGTTCGCTCGAACCGCTCTTGCGTCAAGCGAGTTACCGCGGACTGACAGAACACCCATGCTGCTTCGATCTCGGAACCTTCCGGCGTAGGAGCGTCATCGGGGCCACCCCCGAACAACCAAGATCCAATGCCAACCGCCACCACAACGATAACCAAGCACCCGATGGCTCCCTCTTTGACCTCTTTCTTCCTCATTGTCGCCTCAGCCTCCTTCGTTCCAGATCCAGAGCAAAGGCAACAAGACGCCGACGCTCGTCGTGGCTTGACGTGAACTCGGTTACCGCATCCAGCGTGTCGCCAGCAGATTCGTCCATCTTGTCCTTCGACAACTGAATTCCCGCTTCACCGTACACGTCCCGCCACCCATCGATCAATTCTCGCGCCAATCCCCAAACCCTCACCGTCTCGTCGATGTTCGCCTGCACCTCTGGTGACCTTCGTTTTTCACCTGTGCCGGTCATCACCCACTGGAGATCGTACCCGGTTTTTAAAGCGAGCTCAGCTAAGGGAATTGCCGACGGAGCTGACCTCCCGGAGATGTAGCCCTCTAGCGCACTTAGTGAGATGCCCGCGTGTTTGGCCGCGTCAGCGACCGTGTCGAACTGCTCAACCATCTCCCGAATACGGGCGGCTAGCGCTGCTCGGCGCGCATCGGACCAGCCTTCGAACATCGAGCGCTTTGCCATTGATTAAAAAGGGTTTGACGGGGCCAAGAGGCCTTGTATAACAGAGTGGTGGTGACGGACGTTTCTTTGTTGACCTTAGACCAACCAGGCAGCGAGCCACAAGCGCCGCATCCGGAGCAAATCAAGGCCTGGGTTCGGATGCGAGGCGTCACACTGACCGAGCTGGCCCTCAACAACGGCCTACCAGAGGCAGCCTGCAGAATCGCGCTGCGAAAGCATCATGGCCCCGCCGAGAAGGTGATCGCGCAATTCCTCGGCGTGGCCCCGCTGCGACTCTGGCCAGAGCGCTACCGGAAGACCCGGAGGTGCCGCCGTGCCTGAGCTCACCGCCCAAGAACTCGCAGAGCGGCTGCAGATTGGCGCAACGACTTTGAAGCGCTGGGCCAAGGAACAGTCGTGGCCCTTCCGCGAAGAAGAGAACTCCCGATCGCGTCACCCCCGTCGCTGGTACGACCTCGATCAACTCCCCGGCGAGATCCGAGACAAGGTCCAAAAACCAGACACCTCGCCAGTCGTCATCGACGCGCTGGCATTCAACTCGTCGCAAGCGGAGCGCTGGACCCGTGCTCCCGAACACCGTCGGCAAAAAGCGATGACGTGTTTCCGTGCCGTGGAACTGTTCTGGCACCACCGCGACGCCGGCAAGACCATGGAGGAAGCGAACGCGCTAGCCCGATCAGAGGTCGGCGTATCGCGCAAGACACTCTCGTGCTGGGTCCGCGCAACCAGGGGCGCTCCCAAAAACGAATGGCCAGCGCTGCTGCTGCCGAAACACTGCAACAACTCCGCACCCGCAGAGATCCACCACGCCGCGTGGAACTACCTACTGTCGGATTATCTGCGGCTCGAACAGCCGGGGTTCGCTGCCTGTTACCGGCGCCTACAGGCGGCTGCTGGGCAACACAAGGACTGGGGGGCCATTCCAAGCCTCGGGTCACTCCGCAAGCGACTCCACAGGGAGGTGTCCCAGTCGACACTGGACATTCGGCGCGGCGGCACTGAGGAGTTCGCAGACCATCTACCCAAGCAGCGTCGCAGTAAGGGGCACCTCCAAGCGCTGGAGATCGTCAACGCTGATGGCCACATACTTGACGTGTTCTGTCGCTGGGAGGACGGTCACGAAAGCCGGCCAGTCCTGGTGGCATGGCAAGACATCTACAGCGGCAAGCTGCTGTCGTGGGAACTGGGCGAGACGGAGAACAGCACCCTAATCCGCCTGTCGTTTGCAAAGATGGTGCATGAGTTCGGCATACCCGACGCGGTGCGCCTCGACAACGGCCGGGCGTTCATGTCCAAAGAGATGACCTCCGGCTCGCTACGCAACCGGTGGCGCAAAGCTTTCGACGAGTGCGAAGGGATCTACAAGTCCTTCGGTGTGGATGCGCGCCCAACGCTGCCGTACAGCGGACGCAGCAAACCCATTGAGCGCTACTTCAAGGATCTCGTCGAAGAGGTAGCACGAAGCCCAGAGTGTGCTGGAGCCTACACAGGCCCGAACCCAATGAAGAAACCTGCCAACCATGGCAGCCGCGCGGTCCCCTATGCCGAGCTGCGCGAGCTCATCGCGCGCAAGGTCGAAGAGATGAATGCGCGCACGGGGCGAGAAGCGGAGACTTGTGCTGGGCGCTCGTTCGACGAGACGTTTCACGAGAGCTTTGCCGCTCGCAAGCTCGTGCGTACGGTTACCCAAGATCAGCTGCAGTGGCTGATGCTCCCCGCCAGACAGGTGAAGGTCCAAAAGCGCGAGGCTGTGGTGTCCCTGGGCAAGCGCAGGTACTTCGCCCCTGAGCTACTGGAGTTCCGTGGTCACCCGGTCAGCGTCCACTACAACCCGAGCGATCCTGGTGCGGGATGCTGGGTCTTCCTGCCTGGCAGCCGCAAACTCATCTGCAAAGCACAGTGCATCCACGACGTGCACTTCGATGATTCCGCAGCCGCGAAGGTCACCATGCGCGAACGCAAGGCGCTACAGCGGGCGTTCGGCGCGCAGGCGAAACAAGTCGGCACACTCTCACCGCAGGAACTGGTCGCCAGCGCCCAGGGCCAACAACCCAAGCCCAAGCGCCATAAGCGACCCAAGGTCGTGGGCATCGACTTCAACAAGAAGTCCGCCTTCACCCCGCTCGAAGAGATGCCTCCCGAGAAGCAGGCCAAGATCCTCGAGCTAGAGAAGCGCATCCGCACAGATCCCAGCGTCTGGGAGGCAATGGCTGGACTCAAGTGAGTTCACCCAAGTCGGTTCCCAGTGAGCAACAACCTTACCAGGAACCCAAGCCCCTCAGTCGTGAGTGAGTAACGAAAACAACACCAACAAGGAGCGGTTACATGAGTAACAATAAAGACAGCGGGCAGCAACAAGATAACGTCGTCGATCTGGTCCACGCACAGCGCTGCGCGATGCGTAGGCGCGTCGCGCAGCTGATTGCCGCGGGATTCAGCGTGCGAGACTTAGGCAAGAAGATCGGCATTGGGGCAAGCACCCTGAGCCAATGGGTGCGCGAGAAGTACGAGCACGACGATCGCAAGCTCCTCGCAAAGATTCTGGAGTGGGTGCGTGGGCAGGATGCCGCTGAAGCGCAGCGCTCATGGATCCCCACCGACACCGGGATGCAGGTCGTCGGGGCACTCAACCGAGCACTGGGCACCGGTGAGATGATCGCGATCTACGGTGGCCCAGGCGTAGGCAAGACAACCGCCGCGCGGTACTTCGCCAAGGCGATAGCGCCTTGGCTGGTGACGTGTTCACCCGCTACGTCGGGTCTCATCCCGGCGCTGCAGGCGGTCGCCAGCAAGGTCGGTGTCGTCGCCGATGGCGGCGCCGCTCGCATCTCGGACGCCCTGCGCACCTACCTGCGCAACGCCCCAGGTATCCTCATCCTGGACGAGGCGCAGCACTTGTCGATCGCAGCCGTAGAGGAGCTCCGGGCGATTCACGATGACATCGACATTGGGCTCGTGTTGATGGGCAACGAGCACAGTTACACGCGGTTCGTTGGGCACGCGCGCGTCGCCAACTTCGCGCAGATCCGCTCTCGCTTCGGTCTGTGCTTGCACTTGCCGCAACCCTCGAGCGAGGACGTGCACGCGATCGCCAAGGCGTGGTCCATCAAGGACCAGCGACTAATGGGCCAGCTCGAGGAGATCGCGCGCAAGCCCGGCGCGCTCCGATCGGTAACCAAGGTGCTACAGCTCGTCCGCGCCATCCAAGACGGCAAGGTAACCGAGGAAGACATCAATGCTGCATACCGCTCCTACGGCGCGGAGGTGTAAGATGAAGCAGGTCACCGTTCGTCACATGGGGTCCGGGCACCGGTACGTGCTGCCCATTATCGACTTCCTTCCCAACGAGAAGGCGCTGACAGTACGCTGGGGACCAAGCGGCTGCTACGAGTTCTCTCTTGCCACGGGCCAGGGCCTGAACGTCGCCAAGTGGTACGTCATCGACGAGATCGACCAGGTGCGCGAGCACGCCCGCAAGCGGGGCGTGACGCTGCCCCTGCGACGCGAGCCAGTCGCTCCTCGCAAACAGACGACCAGTGCGCGGCGTGTCGCACGAGCACGCAAACAGACCGGGGGCGAGGATGTCTGAAGAGCGCGAATACCTCACCGACTCGATGGGACGCCTCGTGCCTCGAGATAAGGTGAAAGAGATCGACCTGCTCCGCGACGAGGTCGTGATACAGATCGCGGATCGCGCGCTGGCCGTATCGCGCGCCCTCGGCGTGCTCAAGCGACATCTGCTCGATGACATCAAAGCCTTCGAGCAGTTGAGCGCAGAGAAGTACGGGCTGCACATCGGTGGCTCCAAAGGCAACGTCACTCTGTCGTCATACAACGGCCGCGTACGGGTGATGCGCCAAGTGCAAGGGCGCATCGCCTTCGATGAGCGCCTGGCGATCGCCAAGGCGCTCATCGATCGTTGTATCGAGCGGTGGACCGTCGGCGTGAACAACAACGTGCGGGCGCTGGTGGAGCACGCCTTCCAGGCCGATCGCCAAGGCAAAGTGAGTACCGAGCGTGTGCTCGGCCTGCGAAGGCTGCGTATCGAGGATGAGGAGTGGAAACGGGCAATGGCTGCCATTGCTGACAGCATCACTGTCACCTCGACCTCGACCTACGTGCGCATCTACACGCGCCGCGACGAAACAGACCAATGGGAACCGATCCCTCTCGACCTGGCACAGGTCGAGGCGATCAACGAGGGGCAAACCGAGGAGCAAGGCCAATGACCACCACCGTACACGACACGATCCCATCGCCACCTTCGTTCATCGGGACCAACCAGCAGCACGCCGATCGTGCCACCAGCAAACACCTGCGCTCGACGTACGAGCTGTGCGCAGGGGCACTCAAGCAGGCCGAGCGCGCGCTCGACCGCGCCGAAGCAGGGGACACCGACGAGATGCTCGCGGCCGCCGCGAGCGCGATGACCGCATGGTACCTCGCGGCGAGCCAGTGCGAGGCCGAACTCGACGACCTCGTGCGCCACAAGCTGAACGCAGTTGAGCGCCTGGGCGACGCTATGCAACTCGCACTGGCCGCCTACGACCGCGCCCTGCGGGTGCGCACCAACTGCGCACCGCGCACCCCCTGAGAAACCATGTCTCGCCGAGTTCTCCTGGCAAAGCTGCACATCGCAAAGAAGGACCTCTTGCTGGACGACGGAACCTACCGCGCGATCTTGCTGCGCGTCACCGGCCAGGAGAGCGGGCGAGATCTGGATGACCAGGCACTCGACCGCGTCCTGACGGAGATGCGCCGACTCGGGTGGAAGCCCAAGGCGTCGCGCAAGCGCGCCGCACACAACCCACAGCTGACCAAGATCCATGCATTGTGGGGTAGGCTAGAACGAGCGGGCGCGCTCGAGGTCACGGGTCGGCGCGAGGCGCTTCGAGCGCTTAAAGCTTTCTGCCTCCGTCGCACTGGCGTCGACCATCCCGAGTGGCTTAGGCCCGAGCAAGCGAGCAACATCATCGAGGCGCTAAAGAGCTGGGCGCGTCGAGTGGAGACGAAGCACCATGAGTAAACGTCACTTCGCGGCCAAGCGCCATGACATCATCACGCGAGAGCTGGAGCTACTCGCGCGCGAGCTGCGAGATCTCACCGGCGAGCTCGACGTCGAAGGCGAGTGGCCTGACTCACTCGTCGCGATCGCCAGGGTCGCCGGCAGCGAGGCTGCGCTCCAGCTCTGCGATCACTCCGGCGGGCTGTCACGCATCTATGTGCCCAAAAAGCCGCGTGTTGATCACCCATGGGCGCAGCTCATCGGCCTCGAAGCACACGCCGCCATCTGCAAGGAGTTCGGGGGGCAACAGATCGAACTGCCGCGGTTCCGCTATCGAGGCCTGAAGAAGAAAGCGATCCTGGAGTTGTGCGATACCGGGATAAGCAACAGAGAGATCGCACGCCGCACTCGCAGCACCGAGCGCTACGTCACGCAAGTGTTGGCAGACGTGCGCAACAGTAAGCGCCAACTCAAACTGTTCGGGGGATCATGAGCGATCCGAAGTGGCAAGACGTACAGATCGCTGCGACCGAGCTAGTCCAACACGGGCTCATCTATGAGTGCACCTTGGACCTGCTCACTGAGCGGGCCAAGCGGGAACAACTGCAGCGGGAGTACAAGGAAGCGCGCCAGCGCACAACAACCGCTCAGGAAGCAGCGGAGCAACAGCGACTCATCTTGGATAGACTCTGCAAGCCCGGAAGCGTTGCTTGAGGTCCCTATGCCATCCCGGAGGAACGAAGCTGCGCATAGGCATATCGGCGCACGAATCCGGCTCGCCCGGGAGAACGCCGGACTGTGTGAAGCTGGTCGGCGGCGCGTGACGGCCGTGGAACTCACCACCATGGCCAAGCTCTACGGCGTGGGCGTGGCTTGGCTGGCCGGCGAGGACGAAGCGACGCTCGACACCGACAGAGACCGCATCGAGCTGGCCGCCAGTGAGATCGCGGGGTTGCGGGACGAGGATTTCGCCAACGTCCTGCAGCTGGTGCGATCCATTCGCACTCGGGGGAAGCAGTAGTGCAACGGGGGGTCCCAACGCGAATGTCGAGGCGCTGGGGAGTCGCGTTGATGTCCATCCACCCGGAGTACGCTGAGGCATTGCTGAGCGGAGCCAAGAAGGTGGAGTTCCGTCGTGTCGCCCCCAAAGCTGACGTCGGCTACGTGGTCGTGTACGCAACCATGCCCATCGGCGCGATCCTGGGCATCCTTCGTGTCGACTTCGTCGATCACGATAGCCCTACGCGCCTTTGGAGGCGGCATGGCGGTGTGGGCGGCATCTCCAACCAGGACTTCTTTCGCTATTTCGAAGGGCGCTGCAAGTCCCCGCTGCCGTTGGCGTCGGTGGGCCTTTCCGACAAGCCCCCGCAGAGTTTCATGTATCTGGACGACGAGGCCTTTGACACTATCGCGTCGGCAGCGAGTGTCGTGAGGCGACACGTTCGACGACCCGCTCAAGGCGAGCGGCTCGGATCGGGGGATTGAGGGGGCGACAGCCAAACTGGCTGTTTTGGTGCGGGTTTTGGGTTGGTCCACCCGAAACGCGTGCGGACCAACCCACGCAGTTTGGCCCAACACAACCACGGGAATTCCCGCTGTGGCGGGCGCGGGCCACACAGATCGAAACTGTTTTACTTGGACCGCCCATCCGTGCCGACGGATCGATATGCCCCGGGAATGTCTCCAGAATTACCCAGAATCCAGGGTTGCCCCCAGGTGTCACACCATCCCATCCCTTACACGCAGCGGGCGGCGGTCTAGGAGCAGCGTTTGCAGGCGGTGACGCATCAGCGATACTCTGGGGCACAGTGTTCGGAGGCGTGACCGGCGGGATTGCCGGCGGGATCGGTTACTCATTAGGAGTGCTGTCGATGAACCTCGCGAATAACACGTACCTGATGGTGCTGGCAGAGTCAGCGGGCTCAACCGGGGCAAACCTTGGAGTACAGGCGGTGATGGGTGGTGAGATCGACTGGAATCGTGTTGCGCTTCAGGGGGCCGCGTCTGCGGTGATGGCGTTCTATCGGGCCGCGCAGATCGATGCTGAAGCTGAGGTGCGCGGCACAGGCGCGGGGAAGGACGCAGGGCGCGCCTCCGAGCTCTTGGACAAGTTGAGGGACGGACGCGTAAGGTTTCTATCGAAGGAGTTCCTGGGGAAGTTTGCCGATAAGATCAACGCCATCACGCAGCCGGTCGGGTTCTCCGCAGATGAGATTTTGGTCGAGTTCGTGGAATTTGAGAGTTCAACGCCGGGAGAGGTGCAGCTTGGGACCATCACGAGCCGGGGTACGATCGTTCAGGTGACAACGGAGCTTGCCGACGTAGTGCCTGCGGAGCTGGACGCGCTTGATCACGTGGTTCTGCATGAAACTGCGCACCTGGTTCAGCGGGAGCTGCTGGGGTGGGAAACGCTAATCGACAGAATTCGCAGTGAAGGGAAGTTCCTTGGTACGCTGCGATCCGAGAATCCCCACTATTCTCCTCTCCCAGGAATAGTACCTCGGGCCAGTGAACTGAGTCTGGGTGAGATGGACGTCATTCGTGGATACCCCATCGAGTCAATTGCGGACGCTTGGGCGTATCGGGCGATGAGGTCGCCATGAGCAAGTGTCGCCAGTGGTTCTCCCCTTTTCTTGGCGTGCTAGTGGCGGGGGGGTGCATACCCGCGCCCCGGGAAGGGGCACCACGAAATGAGCCTACGAGCGCGCACATTGATGTCAGGAAGCGGCATCGCGTTGTTGTCGACGGTGGCGTCGATCGTCCGCGTTTCCGGGTTCAGTCGTGCGAAGACGGGACTGAGGCCAAGATCTGGAGTGTCAGCGTGTTTGGTGAAAATTCACAACAGAAGATCTGCGATGCAGAGCCAGGGGCGCGCCATTGGCGGTACGGAGAGGCATCAACGAACGTGTGTGCCCCTCTAGTCGTTGGCGGAGTGTACAGTGTGCTCATTTCTAGTGCTGGACTAGGACTGGCTATCAGCACCCTACGCGCGACAGATGCGGAATGGGCGGAACTGAAGAGCTTCTGCGTCGAGGACAGAATGGAGAAGTAGCAGTTGGTGACGCTCACCACGCTGAGGATGGTCGCATTGGACTCGATCTCGATCGTCGCGTTCAACAAGCCATTCGCCTGGTCTTCCGAAAGTTCGAGGCGCTCGGGAGCGTGCGACAGGTGCATTTGTGGATGCGCCAGGAGCGCATGCTTCTGCCGACAGCGTCCTACGGCAACTCGAATCGTACGGCGCTCTGGAAGCTGCTGTCCCCGTCCAGCGTTCCCGATCCCCCCAAAACGGCCAAAAGTTACCAACATAGATTAATGCACCGACTCGCCGACCGATGAGCGCTTTGCGCCCCACCCCAACCTTCGCCCGGCATCTCGAGCCGAGCCAACACACGCTCGCCTCGGCTCGGCCGGGGCGAGCGTGTGTTGGTCGGCGAGTTCGGTTCAATGCGTCAAGCTGCAGGACGCA